TACTTACCTGTGCTATCAGAAGAGTTCTTACCAATTAATGTTCCAATAACAATAGGTTTATTAGGATTATCTTCTTCTAATATAATCCATACCCAAGTACCTTGTCTTAAAACGGATGATGTACCTACACCACCCACTAAACCAAATGATGTACCACCCATTACCTGAGCCCAAGGAAGATCTGAAGTTGCAATAGCACTGAACTCACCAGAATTTTCATTATCTTTAGTATGAAGACCGTGAATACGTACTTTAACTCGTCCTAATTTCTCGGGATCATTATTATCTTCTACTACTGCTCTATATAATTTCATTATACTTCTCTCGGCTCCTGAAAGTCTACTCTATTTAATACCATTTTCTGAATTAATTTATCACCAACGTATCTATCAGTTATTTTAGTTATAATATACTTACCACTGTGGAATACATCACCTTCAATAGATTGTGATTGCATTAAAGGGTTACCTTTTAAATTAACTTCAGCTAAATATCCAACCGCATTATATTTAAAATTACCAGGAACAACAATCTCAAGACTATTATTTCTCATAAAGATATCTTCTAATTCTAGCTTTTGTTTGTCTATAAACACATCAGCATCTACTTCATATCTAGCACCAGTAGTATGTTGAAGCGTACTCATATCTTTATCATTTAAAGAAATTCCACTATAGATATCTGATAAGTTATTAGTTGTACTATCAATTGCTTTCTTTGTGATATCATATGTCTGATGAAGAATTACTGGTTTTTCTACATTGGATTTTATGATTTCATTATATTTAAGTTTAAAGTCGTGAATCTTGAATCCGTAAACATCATTATCACTATTATTAGAATATCTAGCATTAGTTAAACCAGCATCGGGATCTTCATATTGTACATATTCTAAATCTGCGATTGTTATATTCTTAACATTTAGTGATTTTCTACTTTGCCAGAATCTAAGTCCATTATTTTTAAATTCGTAGCTAAAGAAATCATATATTGATCTATCTTGAGGAACTACAAAACTATATGAATCAGCTGAATCGTATTCGCCAGTCATTTTATTATCTGTAAGATATGTATCTAGACTAAGTTCAGTCATATATTTTTTAAATGCTGATACTGGATCTTCTGTAAAACTTTTACTTAAATATGTATTAGCTAGAGTATAATATAGTTCGTCTACAAGATTTATATTGTATTTTTTAAATCTATCCAGATATTCATCATTAGAAATACCAGTGATTCTAAATACTCTACTGAATTTTTCACCGTAAATATCTACAGCATAAATCTTAACTTTAGTATTTCCATCCCAAAGATTTAAGTTAGAAATACCTAATGAATCCTTAATTGATAGAGAACCTTCAATGAAGGGTTTATTGAAAGCAAAAAGAAGTTCTAATGAGAGAATGTCTTCGCTAAATAGTTGGTAGTCATTAATTTCTAAAACATATGACTGGAGTATTGTAGCTTCGTTAAAAATTTTCTCAAAAGATGTACTCATACGAAGTATCCTTCTTCATATGCTCTTTGAATAAATGTTTGCATGTATTCTGGTCTTACAATTTTGAGTAATCTATTAGATTCATTTTCTCTTCTGTATTTCTCTTCATAGATTGTAGCCATTTCAGCTATATGAGCATCAGAAAGTGTAAGAAAAGTGGAAATATGTTCAGCATACTTATCTGCTAGATTTGAACCTAATTCTGATATAGTATTAAAGTTATAAGGCATGTCAAATAATGCATCTTTACCATTAATAAGAAGTAAAATATCCCAATAGTTTGCATTACCATATAGTTCAAGTGCTATACGTTCTAGTTTATCATCATCGGTCATGAGATACCAATCAAAGTGATCATCTTTATAATTTTCTACAAATTCAAGTACACCCTTCAGATCGAAGGTAAAGTAATCTTCTAAGCTTGTGTTCTCGTTGATTCTATTAGTAAAATCAATTACTGAAGTTTTTAAATACGCCATTATTTTACCTTGCTAATTTTTCTTTGAAATCATTTGCTGTACGCATCTTACGTTCAACGAATGTCAAACCTATTTGAATATATTTAGGTGTTCCATCTGGGAATTGTTGCATGTTACCATCTGCACCATAGTTCACAACCATATTCTGTAGAACTACACCGTTCAATCCAGCCATAGCAGAAATCCATTTGTTACTCAGTTGAATATCGAAATAATTAGGTGCTAATAATGAAACACCCGTGGTGACTGTTGGTGAAGAATGTTCTTTAAGTCGCATAATAATATTCATAATATCTAATGCTTCTTTTGGATTAGATGGAACCAGATCAAATGTCATATTAAATGTTCTTGGTTGAGAACCAGTATAGTTCTGAAAATAGCCTGGATCAGCAAGGGGTTTTCTTAGACCCATCGAATCCGTCATAGCACCAAGTGCTTGTTGAACTTCCATACCCATACCAGCCTGAATACCGGCACCAACAACTGGTGCAGTAGATACTGCCATATTAGCCAGAGCACCGCCAGCGCTTCCGGCAATAAATGTATCAACAGATTGATTTTCAATTCCACCCATAACGGTACCGAGAATACCTTTTGCTGTATTCCAGTCATGTTGTTGTGTGTCTGTAAATTCATTAGGTAGTGGAAGGACAATAGTAAAGATTGTTTTACCAGTATGTTTCTTTTCGTCCGAAATTCTAAGATTCTGTTCCATCTTATTAATATCTTTAGCCATAGCATTACCTATTGAACCTGCTATGTCAGTTACTTCTTTTAATAATTTATCTGTAACTGCTTGAATTCCATCAGCAAAACTTTCTTGCTGAACAACGTTAATGAAAACTCTACGGTTCTCGAACTCATTTTGTCTTAAATACTCAGGGAATACAATAGTTGCATCATCTATATTAGCCATTAGAACCTCTTACGTATGACTGAACATATTTAGCAATCTTTGCTCAACGGGCTTTTCAGTCGTAATATTATTCTTATTTATATTGGTCGACATTTGAATAACTTGAGCCATTTGTTGAGCTTGTTGAGAATCATATATTTTTTGAGATTGAGCCAATTGTGTTGTATTCTGCATGATTTGAACTTCTTTGATAGTATTCATTGGTTCAGCTGGGGTAATTTCTTCCTTGCTTACCTCAGTTGGTGCATCAATCTTAAATTGGTCTACAGCTACACCAGATTGAATAATTTGCTCAGTTATATTAGTTACATCGGTAACATCAGTTGTATTACTCACATTAGATGAATTATCTACATTACTAACAGTACTTACATTAGACATTGAGTTATCTACTGCTGTTGTTGCAGCCTGTATTGTTTTATTTTCTACAGTTGAATCAATCATTGTCGTATTAGAAGAATTAGACATATTATTCTGAACAGTTTTATCAACTTCAGTTGTATTCTCTATCTTCGATGTCGTGTTATTTGTAGTATTGTACTGTTCGATTTTCTCTGCTAGAACACTACGGTTCTTACCAACCATTTCAATAGTTTTTATGAGTTCTTGAGCTTTAGTTTCATTACCTTCAGATTGAGCAACCTGTAGTTGTTGAACGAGAGTACCAAGAGTTTTATCAATGACCGTAATCTGTTCTTTTGTTTTCTGAATCTCAACTTCCGTAAGAATCTGTTTTTCTTCTTGAGAAAGTGTTTCACCCTGATCAGCTTTAAACTGTACCTCGGCTTGAGTTTTCTCAGTACCTTCAGGCATTGCTTCTATAGCTGCTACTTTATTTTGAGTTCTTTGTTTATCGAATTCTTCATAAGCAAGCACTTCATCTCTTATGTCTTTTAAACGATCCATATCTTCATCATCGAAATCACCAAAATTAATGATTTCTTGAATCTGTTTAGATTTAAGTTTAGCTACTTTATCCCAACTTTGAATTTCTGAATCACCCCAGATATCATAGTCAACAATACCTGGATATCTTTCTTCTATTTTATCAGCATTGATAACTTCACCAACTTCACCACCAGCAAGTTTACCAGCAGCATCTCCAGCCATGTAACCTAATGTACCGCCAATAAAACCACCGATAGCAGTACCGATAATTGGAACGACTGAACCAATTGCAGCGCCAGCGGCAGCCCCTGCCCATGCACCAGCTGCTCCACCTACTACACCACCAACAGCTTCTGATTTAATGGCAGTTGTTGTATCTTCTGCTTCTCTAGCAACTTCTTCAAATTGGTCTTGATCTATTTCTCCAGCTTCCAGTTGAGCTTGAGCATCACTTAATTGCTGTTCTTCATAATCCTCGGCATCACCAAATGTTTCATATGCTGCATAAGCACCTAAACCTAGTCCTAATAATCCACCACCGATCCCTTTACCAAGACCTTTTAAGCCAAACTTGGATTTAGAACCAGGACCACCGCTACCACCAGGACCACCACCAGGGCGACCTGCGGGACCTCTATCACCTTTAGGACCTTTTTCTCCTTTAGTTCCCTTATCTCCTTTCTGACCTTTTAGACCATTTTTACCATTTTTACCATTCTTACCATCTTTTCCAGGCTTAGCAGGTTTAGCATTTCTACCATCTTTTCCGGGTTTACCACGGTCGCCCTTAGCACCTCTCATTTTATCGAGTAGTTTGCCACCCATCATATCAGCTAACGAAGAAATACCCATAGCTGCTAACATGCCATTAAGAAGATCCATTATTTTAGAATCATCTTCTTCTTTTGACTCGGTGCCAGTACCGTCTGATTTGGTTGGGAACTTTATTCTGGATTCTTGAGCACTAACTCTAGTAATTGATGTATCCTGTTCATCGAACTGGTTTTCTTCAATCTTTTTAAGAGTAGCAAGAATATCTGTATTGATTCTTAGGAGCTTATCATCAATAGGACTCTTAACTGGTTTTTGCTCTTTTTTACTTTTCTGTTGATCAATAAGATATTGAATCTGTTCAGCAGCAACTTCTTCACCAGTTGCTTTCATATATTGTACTAATTGCTCATTCGTCTTACTGATCTTTTCTTCGCTCGCAACGTCGTAATTGAGTTCTTTATCGAATTTCTTCATTACTTGTTAAGCTCCTCTCTTGTTTTATTCAACAAGCCTATTAAAATCGTTCTTTCGAACGGTATCAATGTATCAATATCCTGTTTGGTGTACTTACCAAAGAATGTTAAATCATTATAAGTTTGATACATACTCATAATGGTATCTTCGCTCATGTACTTAATCACATCATCTTCTATGTTAATATAGTTAGGTTTATGACATTGAATACATTCGTGTTCTCTAATTAAATTAAACTGAGTACAGCTGGTTTTAACTTCATTCTTTATAGATTCGTATTCGTCTAATTCAAGATCATCTATATCTACAGTTAAAAAATCCTGTAAGTTATCATCAGTAACTTCTTTAAATTGATCTTGAATCTTGTTGTTAGTAATGTTACTACTGGTTACTAAGTCATTAATATCCAGACCAATTTCGTTAGGCGTTTGACAATGTTTACACTTATAACCAAGTGGAATCTCATCACCAATTGAAACAGTTCTATATTTGTATAACATAGCAACCTTCTCTTTCTCAGTTAATGATTGGATTACATCATCTGAAACACCTACAATACTTAATGCTGTATTGATTTGATCTTTACTACCTAACAGTTCCAATAAAAGAATTTGCTTTTCTTGGTTTGTATTGTACGGTGCAATATCAAATGATTTACCCGAGTACTCATAACTAACTTTTAGCATTACTCGAACCAGTTCTCAGGAAAGAAACCATATAATTCGTCATACCAAATATCTTGCTTAGTATTACAATAAGGGCAACGAACTTCTTTAACTGTATCAAATGAGAATTTCATTGCATCCCATTGTTTAAAAATATCCTCACCAACATCGATATCAAGTTCATTTACGAACTCATATAAAGTATCAAAAGTAAATGCATCTGACCCATTCAGCTTTTTAATATGGTATAAAAAATCAACAAATGTTCTTTCTTCTGGTGTATTACATTGTTGGATTGCATCTTCATAGTATTCTTTGTTTGGGATATTACCCATTTCAATTTCTATATTACCTGATTTTAGAATACCGAATGGTTTAAAATTAGGTCTATGAATATCTACAATTTTTTCATCTTTTTCAAAGTATTTTTTACAGTTATCACAATAGATGTCAAAGCTTAAAGTTTCGCCAATAGATTTAGCTCTGATATTTAAGATGACCCATTTAAATTCTTCATCTGATAGTGCAATATTTGGATCTTCAATACAATCATAAACTAGAGCTTGTACTTTCAGACCGTCATTAGCTTTAAATGCTTCAATAAAGTTTTTCTTATCTCTGATTTTCCATTTACGGAATTTAATTTCTTTATCACGTACCTTAACGGTATATTTGTAATCGCTCATATTCTATCCTTTCTTAAAGTTATACAGATGTAGTGGTCGCAGTAGCATTAGCTTCCTGCACAGCAAGAGTTGGAGTAGTTGTTTTAAAGTTAACTGTGAACTCTGCAATCTGGTTTTCTGTCGTATTGTTGAACTGAAGTTGACTTACTGATTCTACAATAGTATTTTCCAGATCAAATAGTTTCTGTTCATTCTGACCGTAATAATCGCCTTCTTTGGCTAATTGGACAGTGAACTTAACATGGTCGAAATAGTCTTCTCTAGTGCGTTGATAAAGTTGTACAAACTTTCTATATAGTTTCATTTGGTCGAAGTCGCGGAATGTGATACTAAATCTATATAATTCATCACGACCGTTACCAATAACCCACTTATTTGCTACAAAGACTTCAATCGGTTGGTTAGTAAACTGTGGAGTATCTATGCTAACAACATACTGAGTGAGATCTCGGTTCATTACATCATTGTCCCAGCCAATAGCAGCTTTGGTCTTTTCATGGATATTGAAAATTCTTAGATCGAACGTATTGATGTACGACCACTTAGTCTCATAAATTTTTTGTATATCTCTAGCAAAACTCATTGTTTACTCCTCAAAATTATGTAATTATTTATATGGAACAGGGATATATAAATAATAAAAAATCATGAGGTTCAAATGGCGACATATATACAGAATTTGTTGAATAGTGCGCTTGGTGATGGAGCTAGAGCTAGTAAATTCGATGTAGACATTGTTTTTACTAATAGTAATCTATTTCCTTCCAGTCAAGCAGGTGTTGTGAGCACAGTAGCAAAAGCTACTTCATTTCCCGGTAAAGCCCATGACATTATTGACTTTAAATACAAGGGTCGTTCAATACCAATTAAAGGTCAGACTAAGTACAATCAGACTTGGGAATGTACTTTCTATCTTTCTGAAGATCATTATTTAAAGAATGCTTTTGAAGTTTGGGTTGAGTCTTTGGATCAAAGACATAATTATCCGGATCCTCAGTTTGTAGCTGGATTGACTGCGCAACAGAAGAAGAATTTACAGACTTATGTTGGATCTGTTAATCTATTTCAGAAGAACTTTGATAACGACCAGAATACAGCACATTATACTTTATTGAACTGTTTTCCGATTGAGGTTTCTTCGGTTGAATATAGTGCTGAGTCAATGGGACAGATACAAGAATTTACAGTAACATTCGCTTATTCTCATTATGTTCTACA